GCAGCTACAACAGCAGCCACGGCAACAACCGGAGGAATGACGGTGGCACAAACGGCACTCAATGCAGTTATGAACTTGTGTCCGATTATTTTAATTGTAACACTGATTGCCGGACTGATTGCAGCAGGTGTCGCACTATATAAAAATTGGGATAAGGTCAAAGAAAAACTGTCCGAATTGTGGGGCAACATCAAAGAAAAATTCAATGCAATCAAAGAGACTATCACGGGAGCATTCACGAAAGCGAAAGAGGCGGTCACGAATAAGGTCAAGGAAATCGGTGACAACATAAAAAATAGCACAATAGGACAAGCTGCATCGAAAGTATTCAACGGCGTAAAGGACACGGTTCACAATGTCATGTCGGCAGCGACCGAAACGGCAAAGGAAAAACTGGGGAACATGAAAACCGCCTATGAAGAAAACGGAGGCGGTATCAAGGGCGTTGTTGCTGCCGGATGGGAGGGAATCAAAGGATATTATTCAGCAGGATTCACATTCGTTGATAATTTATCCGGAGGGAAACTCTCTGAAATCAAATCAAAATTCTCTGAAAAGACATCGGAAATCAAAACAAAGGTTTCCGAGGGTTGGGAGAACATGAAAACCACTGTCACCACAAAAATGACGGAATGGAAAACCAACGCATCAAACAAACTGAATGAAATAAAGACGAATTTCTCAACAAAGGTTTCAGACATCAAGTCAAATGTTTCAACAGGTTGGGAGAACATGAAAACCACCGTCACCACAAAAATGACGGAATGGAAAAATAATGCATCGAATAAATTGACAGAAATCAAATCCGGATTTTCCTCAAAGGTTTCGGAGATAAAAACGAAATGGTCGACGGATTTCACGAACATAAAGGACAAGGCAACCTCACTCATGGAGACAGCAAAGTCCAATGTTTCAACGAAACTCAATAATATGAAATCCGCATACAGTGAAAAAGGCGGGGGAATCAAGGGAATCGTGTCTGCTACGTTCACAGGCGTAAAGGACACAATGAACTCTCTCATGAGTACGGCGAACACTCTGACAGGCGGGAAACTTGACAGCATCAAATCGGCGTTCTCAAGCAAATTAGCGAGTGCGAAATCGTCTGCATCATCAGCACTTGACGGGATAAAATCAGCGTTTTCATCAAAACTTGAATCCGCACATTCAACGGTCAATAGCGTGTTAGGAAAAATAAAAGGAGCATTCAATTTTAGGTGGTCATTGCCACATTTGAATCTGCCTCACATCAGCGTAAGAGGAGGCGTTGCACCTTTTGGTATCGGAGGAAAGGGTTCACTCCCGTCGTTCTCGATTCAGTGGTATAAATCCGGCGGTATTATGACAAATCCGACCGTGTTCGGAATCAACGGCAACAGCCTAATGGTAGGAGGCGAGGCGGGTGACGAGGCAATCTTGCCACTTGCAGAGTTTTACAACAAATTAAACAGCATACTTGACAAGAAACTTGATGCAGTTCAGAAATCGCAAGTTGTATATGTGACAAATCACACATACATTGATGGCGACGAAATCACAAGCAGAACCGTGTCAAAGGTAGATGCGGAAATGGTAACAAATAAACGAAAAGGGAGGTAAAACAGGGCGATGAAAATAAACGGAATAGACATCAGAAAATATGATGCAAAGCAGTTGACAGCCGATGTGCAACCTCCCTCTTTTTCAAATTCTTATGAATGGTTGACGAGTGCAGCACTGCCGACGGAATTTGAGACAGAGGTTCAGATGGGTCATTTGAAACTGTCAATATATTTCAAAGGCAAGGACAGGAACAACATCATCCGTGCTGCATCGGAGTTCATGAGTAATTTCACAAAGGCTTGCAAGATGGAACTCGACGGCTACAAAGGAACATACATCGGATTCATCACAACAAATGACTATGAAAAGAAAAACGTGAAACAGAGGTACATTGTAAACCTCGAATTTGACGGCTTTTTCGTCGATGACGACCTCTCAATCACATTCGACGGGAAAACCTCTGCATCGTTCTATAAAGTGGGTACAAGAGACGCTCCGTGCGTTGTGGAGGTATATGCCAAGAGTGCCTTGACGAATTACACAATCGCCGGACTGGGAGAGGACGACATCATCATTGAGAGTTTGGCAGCGGGAAAGACGGTTGTGATAGACGCAAAGACCGGACTTGTGACAATCGACGGGGCAAATGCATTCGACAAGGTGAATATGTGGACGTTTCCGGTATTAAAGACCGGAGAAACAGCACTCACATTCTCCAACACAAAGGCGAGAGTGACTATCAGATACACGCCTATGTGGATTTAGGAGGTGAGAACATTGCAGATTTTTAATGATAAAAAGAAAAGAATCGGAACATTATCCGGATTCAAGGACAGGGAAATCATCACGACACTGGATTCCGGAGACAAAGAGTTGTCGTTCAATTATCCGGCAGCGGGAGCATTGGTTGACCTGTTAAAAGAAGAATATTATATACGCACCAAAACGGACGAATATGTCATCAAAGCGGTTGAAAAGGGAGAACAATTCAACAAATACACAGCAGTCCTCAATGTCGAGGAGTTGGAGGGAGCAGCGTTCCCGTATGGGTTTGAATCGGACGAACAGACAATCAAGGCATGTCTTGAGTTTGCGTTTAAGGGTACGGGATGGCATGTCGGAACATGTACCGTCACAAAGAAAAGAACCATTGACGAGCAGGAGCGTGTCACGGCATGGGATGTCCTGCAAAAGTGCCTCACAACATACCGCTGCGAGTGCATCATTCATTCACTGACAAAGACTGTTGACATCTATGACAGGATAGGAAGTGATAAAGGGTGTTATTTCATGGAGGGATTAAACCTCCGGAAAATATCTTTGAAGTCGGACACCTATGATTTTTACACAAGAATCTATCCAATAGGCAAAGACGGCATCACGCCGAAATGGCTGACCGGAAAAGATTACATCGACAATTTTCAGTACAGTTCCAAAATCAAGGCGTATGTTTGGAAAGACGAAAGATACACCAACACCACAAGTCTGATTGAGGATGCAACGGCAAAGATTGAGGAGATGTCAAGACCATACAAGGCATATACTGCGGAGGTGGTCGACCTTGCGAATGCGTCAGAGGAATACAAAGACATTCTTTCATATGGAATCGGAGACACGGTCACACTTGTATCAAAGAAAACCCGAACGAAAGAAAAACAGAGAATTGTCAAAATAAGAGAATATCCGGAGACACCGAAAAAGAACACGGTTGAGATTTCCAATGCGAGAAAGACATTTGCAGAGATTCAGAAAGAGGAGACGGCAGCAGCAACCGAGGAGGCAATCTCAATCGCAAACAATAACACGAAAAAGGTGTTGCGGGATGGATATTATACAAAAACAGATGTTGAATCACATATTACGGCAGCGAAAGACGAAATCAGTTTAGGCGTTTCACAGGTGTATGAAACAAAAAAGACTGTATCGGAAAAAGTCGCAGCAGCAGAGAAGAACGCTAATGCAGCGACCGACGAGAAGTTGACAGAGTATTCCACAACGGAGGAGATGAAATCGGCAATCGACATGAAAGCCGATGAAATCAATTTAGGAGTGTCAAAGACCTATGAGTCAAAGACCTCTGTGTCGGAGAAGATTACCGCAGCGAATAAGACGGCACAGGATGCAGCCAATGCAGCAGAGAAGAACGCTAATGCAGCGACCGACGAGAAGTTGACAGAGTATTCCACAACGGAAGAAATGAACTCTGCAATTAAAGTAAAAGCGGATGCGATTGAATCAACTGTTTCAAAAAAAGTCGGAAGTGACGAGATTATATCAAAAATCAATCAGTCAGCAGAAAAAGTGTCGATAAATGCAGAAAAAATAAGTTTGAACGGAGCAGTGACGGCAAACTCAAATTTTAAAATTAACACAGACGGTTCGGCAGAAACAAAGGCGTTAAAAATCACAGGAGGTTCGCTGCTCATTGGAGGAAACTGTGAAATCACCAATGAGGGGAATGTGTTTGCGTTATCACCGAAATTTTATTCCGGATTGTACATCAACAGTGATTTTAAAATGGGGACATTGTCACAACTCAATTACTCCATGCTACTGGGATATGTCGGGAAACATATATTTGTCGGTGAAAGCGGTGGCACTCTATGGGGATATGGATTCACGGCGAATAATGATATATATGCGTATGGAGCTATCGGATGTTTAGGGAAGAAAACACGAATCATACACACCGATGACGGACGGAACATCGAGATGTACGCATATGAAACGGCATCCCCTACATTCGGAGACATGGGAACGGGAAAACTTGACAAGGACGGTCAATGCTATGTGTATCTTGATGATGATTTCCTGCTGACAGTAGAGAGAGACATGAAATATATTGTAATGCTCACCGCAAAGGGAGCAGGCGAATTATACGTTGAATCAACAAATGAAAAAGACGGTTATTTTGTAGTAAAAGGCACACCGAAACTTGAATTTTACTGGGAAGTAAAGACAAGACAAAAGGGAAACAGAGACACAAGGATTGAACAGTCTGATATAACGGAAAAAGAAGATATAACGGCAGAGGAGCAGGAAATGCTCAATGAGCAAATGAGAAATCAGATGATGTTACTGTATGAGATGGAAAAGGATGAAATCGAAGTGCAGGAAGAACAAAACCGAATAATTGAAAGAATGGAGGAATCAGAATGAGACGAGTTATCACAGGATTCAACGCCACAAATGCAGCACAGGGGCAGCGTTTGGGGTTCACATACACGGAAATGACCGACAGCGGAAAAACCACCAGTGACAACAACAAAGGCAGCATGACGGTTTTAAGCGAGGAGGCACAAAGTCATATTGATTGGCTGAAAAAATTCATCAATGACTGGATTGAGGAACAGGGAGAATAAAAGAGGCAGCACCGAGAGGAGGTGAGAGCATGGCAGCGTTGACAAAATTGACGACGAACATCAATCTTGAGATGTCCGGAGACACTAAAAGATATTTAGTATCAGCAAAGCAGGGAGACAAGGCAACACGATTCATCATCGCAAGGCTGCTCAACAACGGCGAACCGTACACAATCCCGACAGGGGCAAGGGTAGTCATCAACATTGCAAAACCGGACGGAAAACATGTATATAACACATGTTCATATTCCGGTTCGGATGTGACAGTCGAATTAACAAATCAAGCACTTGCAGCCTCCGGAACGGCGTATTGCGACATTGAAATCCGGACGAGTGACGATTCACAGGTTATCACATCCGCATCATTCACAATGGAGATTGAACCGTCGCAGAGGAACGACAATGCGATTCTATCAGCGAATGAGTTCACAGAACTTGAGAACCGTGTCAAGGGTCACATTGAGAGTATTGACAGCACGAATGAGGCAGTCAAGAAAGCGGAACAGGCAAGAGTGACCGCAGAAAATGCGAGAGTAAAAGCAGAACAGGCAAGAGCGAACGCAGAGAATAATCGACAGCAGAATGAAAACACACGCATCCAACAGGAGCAGCAGAGGCAGCAGGACACCTCACAGGCGGTCAAGAATACGAACGATGCAACGGATGAATCCAAGAGGGCGACAACAGCCTGCAAAGAGGTTACAGAGCGGGCAGAGGACGCATTGCAGAATCAAGAGCAGCTTGAGGCGACATTGAACACGGCGACACAGATTCGACAGGATGTGTCACAGATGCAGACAGCAGTTGCAGAGGCAAAGAAACAGGTCGAGCAGGACAAAAAGGATATTGATGACACGATTCAAAATTCACTGCTTGCATCAGCAGAGAAAATCCTTGAGAGTGTGCAGGACTATTTCAACCGTGCAGAGGCGTTATATTCGAGCATGTATCTTGATTGTGACGGAGAAACGCCATATCTGCGAACGGTGACACCAGTATTCATTGACGGAGCAACGCCACAGGTCAGAAATGCGAATGAGGGCGTTGATTTTGACGGAGGAACGCCGACCTCCCGACAATTAGCAGTATAATTCCATGATACTGGAAACAGACGGCGAAACGAACACAAAGGAGTGATTGTGTGATATATTCCATAATCACGGAGCAAAGGAGGTTGAACAATGGCAGCAATCAGACCATGCACCGGAACAACAGCAGACTGGAAAGCAGTTGAGGACACTCTGATTCTCAAGGAAAGAGAAATCGGAGTTGAGATTGACACATCCGGTCATTATCAAATCAGACAGGGAGACGGTAAAAAGAAATTTTTTGACCTGCCGATTATCGTCAACAATGCCCGTTATGAGGAAATACTGACATTGACACAGGGATATATGAACACCGTGAACAATTTCAGTAAGAACATGACGGAGGCGACGAACAGTGCAAACGGTGCAGCAGCAACGGCAAACAATGCAGCGTCGACAGCGAGTGCAGCAGCAAAAGCGTGTCAAGGCATTGTGAACGGTCTCAACACTATGGTTGACACCGTCACAAAGAAATCATGTGTCCTCACGGTTGAGGATGGAATTTTGACGATAAGGGAGGCGTAAAAAATGGCAAGTGGAGACTTGATTGTAAAAGTAGCAGACAAAGACACACTCGACCGCACATATGCGAATACAAACGCTATACTGGCAGCAGTCGGGGAAGATGTAAGAATAAAGGGTGTAAAGCGTTACGGAATGAAAATCAACAAAAATGACAGCAATCCGGCGACACGATGCACATATCTTTTCGATGCGGTGGGAATGACACCCGCTGCGATGAATTATTCTGCCGGACGGTTCGATTTTGGAGACTGGGGAAACGTCTTTTTTGTAAAGAACAATTATCCGGCAATGGTCAAATATGACGGTACAGAAGATTATAAACTCGACCCGAACGACCACACAAAGAAAGCGGACGGAAAAACGGCATCCGATGTCTCAAACACGGCATACGGAGGAAATGCAATGAGTGTATTCGATGGCAGCGGTGACAAGGGCAAGATTTGGCTCTCACAGTTTGAAGTCGGAAACTATGAGTACATGATTATTTCAAACGTCCAGTACGATGAATCATACAACGATGACGCATATGTCAGAGAGGACGGTTCACATGCGGACAAACTCTATTTCCCGATGTTCGGCGGTTCGTATGATGGAACACGCATCCGCTCACTTGCAGGACAGGCACTCATGTATAACACAAACGCATCAACAGAGATTGCAAGAGCAAAGGCAAACGGTGCGGGATGGAATATCGGCTCATGGAGCAAACGAAACCTGTTGAATTGTATGCTCAAGATTATGTCAAAGACAGACAATTCACAGACTGCATTCGGACAGGGTCAGACATCCGGATATGTTGATAATGCGTCACAGAATTACGGACACCTTGCGACCGGAACACTCAAGGACAAAGGACAGTTTTTCGGATATAACGACACAACTCATGAGGTCAAAGTGTTCTACATTGAAAAATGGTGGGGCAACCGTTGGGATAGAATCAACGGTCTGTTGATGGTAGGCGGTGAAATCCTTGCAAAGATGACACCTCCGTACAATCTGACAGGAAAGGACTTTGAAAAGGTCGGAATCACATTCGCATCATCCGGAGGCGGTTATCAGAAAGGAACAAAATCAAGCAGATTCGGACGCATTGTCAATTCAATAGGTGGCAGCAGTAGCACATACACATGTGACTATTTTTGGTGGAATGCCGGAATTACTGCGGTCGCCCTTGTCGGCGGTAACTGTATCAATGGCGAGAGCTGCGGTGCGGATTGCTTGCGTTTGAGCGCTTCTGCGGGCTCTGCGTACTGGTCCGTCGGTGCGTCCGTTTTCTTAGAACAGCCTATCGCTGCGTAAGCAGCAGGGGGAGGAACGGAGGGGGAACGCCTCCGCTATTCCCGCCGTTAGGCGGTGTGGTCGTTTTTAGAAAAATGAATATAGGGATATAGGGTGCGGTGTCGGGCGGTGTTCCTGCTCCCTGCGGTCGCCCTTGTCGGCGGTAACTGTAACAATGGCGAGAACTGCGGTGCGGATTACTTGAATTTGAACAATTCTGCGGGCAATGCGAACTGGAACATCGGTGCGTCCAATTTCTTCTCATATCGGAGCGTTTAATCAAATGCAGCCTATATCCCACGCCACAAGGCGAAAATCATTCCGGATATAGGGTCGGTTGAGTAAGCATCCGCACAAAAACCGATAGGAGATAAGAAAATACTATATGAGAAGTTACAACAACCTATATGAACCAATGTTACAAGACGACTACATAAAACAGCGTTTTATAAATGCATCCAAAAAGAAAAAGAACAGGAATGATGTGCGGGAGGTATTAGAGAACCTCGATGAACACACAGAACTCTTGAAAAAGATGTTGACAGAGGAGTTGTTCATTCCGGACTATCACAAACCGAGCATCATCAACGAGAGCAGCAGCAAGAAAACACGCCGTATATTGAAACCGCATTACAAATATGAGCAGGTTATTCATCATTGTGCAATAGGTCAGTTCAAACCGATTGTGATGAATGGATTGTATGAATTTTCATGCGGGAGCATTCCGGGCAGGGGTGTTCATTACGGAAAGAAGTACATGAGAAAATGGCTTGATTCCTACGACGGAAAGAAATTCTTTGTTCTCAAGATGGATGTTCACCATTTCTTTGAATCCATAAACCGGAGAATCCTCAAAAGGAAACTCAAAGAGGTAATTCGAGATAAACGGTTTTATAGATTACTCTGCATACTGATTGAACATGACAAAATAGCACTCGTTGCAAAGATTTTGACGGATGCAGGTGTTGAGATAGATGCAGAACAGACGAAAACGCTTGTCGGATGTATAGCATTTGACGACATCTCCGGAGCGTTGGAGATATTGCAGGAAATCGGCATCACAGGAGCGATGTTCGATGAACTGAAAGAAATTATTGAGGAGATGCGAAAAGGCGTTCCGTTGGGATATTTCACATCACAATGGTTCGGCAATTTTTACTTGAAAGCACTCGACCATTACATCAAAGAGGAACTCCATGCAGAGCATTACATGCGATATATGGACGACATGGTGATACTGGGAAAGAGCAAAAAGAAACTGCACAAAATACATGCAGCAATCGAAACATATCTGAATGACAATCTCGACCTTGAAATAAAAGGTGATTGGCAGGTGTTTAGATTTGAATATCCGGTATTTGATAAAAGCGGGAATCCGGTACTTAATAAAGACGGAAAGCAGGTCACAAAGGGTCGTATGCTTGATTTTATGGGATTTCAATTTCACCATGACCGGACAACCATCCGAAAATCAAACATTGAGGCTGCGAGACGCAAGGCAAACCATATCTCAAAGCAGGATAAAATCTCATGGTATAACGCATCGGTGATGTTGTCATATATGGGATTGTTCAAACACACAGACACATACAACTATTACATTGATTACATCAAACCGAAAATCAATGTCAAGAAACTCAAGAGGATAGTTTCAAAGCATAGCAGAAAGGAGAACGAACATGACAGACTGGAAAAAGGTGACAGGAACACAGCCGGACAAGCCGGAGGAGGTCGACAGGACATCGTCGCCGTCAACGGTTTACCTGCGTAAGAACATCGAACAGGTGACAAGAGAGGTTGAGGGCAGCGACGGAAAGATGCAGACAGTGACCGAATGGCAGTACGACGAGAAAGAAATGACAGTCAAGGAATATGAGAACATGGCACTCATGAAGTCAGTCGTTGAGGAGAACACATCCGGAATCGTCGAATCAGTGACACAGTTTCAGAAAGATGCGGTCATTGACGAATACACACAGCAGTTGATTGAGGAGGGGTTGATTTAGTATGAAAATACTTGTTGAAAGTCTCAAAAGAATGTACAAAAAAGGCACTCTCACAAAGGAACAGATTTCCGAGCGTGTCGCAAAGGGCAGTATTTCAGCGGATGAATATGAATATATCACAGGAGAAAAATTCTCCGGCGGTGATACAGAATGAGTCCGCTTGAAATAATATCACGATTGTGCGATGTGACGGAAAATCTATCGGCAATCGTGAAAAAACAGCAAACAATCATTGAACAGTCGAAAATCGAGGAGGCGGTCAGAGCGGAACTCCGGCAGGAGGTAGAGGAGACAGACAGGGAGATGGATGTTCTCGAATATCACATGCGGAAATACTGCGACACCGACGACATCGAGGCGACAGAGTTCGGAAAGGAGAACGCCGTTGACGATTGAGGTTTCCTTGCTAATCTCCGGAGTGTCGGTTGCATTCGCAATCTTTTTCGGAATCTGCTCAAAGCAGAGGAACGACAAAAAAGACACACAGGAAGAAACGGAGAGACGAGCAGAAAATGACACAATGGTGGTTGTGAAACTTGAGAACATCGCAGACGACATCAAGGACATCAAACGGGAATCAAGAGAGAACCGTGAGGAGATGAAACAGTTGAGAGAGCGTGTTGTCATTGTGGAACAGTCACTCAAGAGCTATCACAAGAGACTGGACGGAGAACAGCATTCCGACCGATAACAGGAGGGCAGGAAACGGGCAAGAATCAACCTCACAGAAAAGAGGCAATACATGAGAATGACAGAACAGGAACGACGCATCAGAATCCGGCATCTGAAAAGAATGCATCGGATAAGAGAGCGAAAAGAGAGACATGACAAAAAGGTGTCCGGTCTGTTCATGAAACGTGTTGTATTCACTTTGATTCTTGCAGCATTTATCTTTACAGTCGTGATGATATTTGTGTTTTTGCGGATGGGTTCAGAACCGTCGACGCTGATTGAGAATGTATTCAGATTTCTTTCAGTTGAGGGCGGTGCAATGGCACTCATTAAGTCTGTGAAAACGGTCAAGGGAACAAAGTCAAACGGAGAAATACAACACAATGACGAACCGGAACAGGATGACGAGGAGGTACAAGGATGAAATACATCGTCGAGAATTGGTTTGTGATTGTGGGTCTGATTGCGGTATGTGCAGCGGGAGGATATGCAGTATATGTTTTCGTGAAAATGCCGTCAGACAAACAGTTGAACAAAGTGAGAGAATGGCTGCTCTATGCAGTCACAAAGGCAGAAAAGGAACTGGGAGGCGGTACAGGTCAAATCAAACTGCGATATGTATATGATATGTTCGTCGCACGGTTCGCATGGCTTGTGAGAGTGATTTCTTTTGAGGCTTTTTCGATGATGGTCGACGAGGCACTTGAGAGAATGAAAAAGATGCTTGAGAACAACAAAGCGATGCAGACGCTTGTGAGCGGTGAGGCAGGTGAAACGGTTGAAAAGGATATGTGATTTCGCAACCGGAAACGCACACACAATCGTGCTGATATATGCAATCGTCGCTGTCATCGTATGGGTGGCGGTAAATCTGTATTTTTGGAAAATTTCTTTTGATTTAGACAGAGAAATTCGGGAAGAAATGAGAGAATACGGGGATTGCTATTCTGACACGGACGAGGCAAAATTCGGGAAACACATAACAAGGTTGACCGGATTCATCATTTCAATTCCTGCTGCGGTGATGTGGTGGTGTACACCTCTAATCGTGGCGGGATTGATGATATATGACAAGATACAAGAAAAGAATCCGGAATTGTGCGGATTCAAAGCAGACGATTTTGACAAGGAGGAAAACAAATGATTTCAAATTGCGGACATGACGAAAACGGAAGATACTCCGGAGGAAAAGCCGGAGACCAAACAGGTACAGAGTGGCAGGTTATAAATTGGTATAGTAGACCGTGGAAATGCGTTCTCCGTCACCCGAACGCAAAAGTGAGAGCGATGATTGCGAGCATGGCAAAGGCAGCAGCAGTCAATAATAAAATCGGATATTGTCAGTCTCACAGGGGTACATTTTGGACGAATCTTGCAGATTCAAATTTCGACCCTGCACAGATTACAGTTGCATGTGAGGCAGACTGTTCATCCGGTGTCGCTGCAATCGTAAAGGGTGCAGGTTACAGACTGGGGATTGACGCACTGAAAAAGGTGAGTACGGCATGTTATACCGGAAACCTGCGAGCAGCACTCAAGGCAGCAGGATTCGAGGTACTGACAGAAAACAAATATCTGACATCGGATGCGTATTTGCTTGCAGGAGATATTCTGTTGAATGATGGTGCTCACACAGCAACAAACCTCACAGACGGTGCAAAGTCATCCGGAGCGGGAGCATCAAACACAACACCAGTCAAGAGCAACACAAAGGTTGATGTTGCACACGGATTCGACAAGAGCCTTGCAGGAACATACAAGGTGACTGCATCCGGATTGAACCTCCGTGCGGGAGCAGGAACAGGAAAGTCAATCCTTGCGGTAATGGAAAACGGCGAGAAAGTCCAGTGCTATGGATATTATAACGACCACAACGGCGTGAAATGGTTGTATGTGGTTTATAAGAATATCGTCGGTTATGCATCAAGTAAATATTTGAGCAAATAGGAGGGATAATCATGTTATACTATTTAGGCAAAGGAACGGAGTTCAAGAAAGAGGACTGCAAAGAGTACAAGAAACTTGATGCAGCACTCAAGGCAGCAGCAAAGGACGAGAGCCTCGTCGTTTGGGATGAAACCGGAAAGGTCATCGGTTCACTCACGGATGACGTTCCGGAGGGGGCGTTGCAGACGAATCCGGACGGCAGCATTCCGGCGTTCAATGAGGACGGAACATCTGCGGGAACAGTAGACAGCGAGACCGTGGCGGCAGTCACCGGAGACAATGAACAGGAAACACAGCAGGAGAACGCAGAGGACGACGAGAACGCCTCAAACGAGGACAAGGCGACAAATCCACCGACCGAACAGGAAAACGGCGAAAATGGAGCGAATACAGAGGCAGACGAGGCAACAGAGGACGAGCAGGAGGACAAGGTCATCATCCCGCAGGGCAAAATGAGAGTGACTGTCGTTTGCGATGGTTCACTCAACATCAGACGTTCAGCAGCGTGGGGAAATGATAACATCTGCGGTCGTGCTATCAGAGGACAGTCATATTATGTGAAAGAGATTCATGTTGTGGACGGAAAGAAGATGGTCAGAACAATCGGCGACCTTTACCTCTCCGGAGAATCGGAGCATGTACAATTCGAGCAGTTATGATATAATAAAACAACGGGAAACAAGACGGGGTTTTATGTGTAAAACACAGGTAACGAACAAACGCTTGAAAAATGCCCGAAAATAGGCGTTCGGAGTTATGCAAGAGTTAATCAAATCGATTTACAGCTTACAGAATGCGAAAAAAGCCCGAAAAATCAAGGTTTGATATGTACCCAGAATCCTGGACACATATTTATGAACTAGGCTGAACACATGGATGCTACCCTGTATTGTACAGGCGGCATCCATTTTGTTTTTGCCTGAATTCTTTTGTTATTATAATACTCTATATAGTCTTCAACCGCTTGTGAAAATTCTTCGAAGGAAGAATAATCTTTCTCATAGCCATAATACATCTCATTTTTTAATCTTCCAAAGAATGTCTCCATAATACAATTATCATAGCAATTACCTTTTCGTGACATGGATTGTATAATTCCATGTTCCTGTAATGTATTTCTATAATAGGTATGTTGATACTGCCAGCCTTGATCAGAATGAAATATTAAACCTTCAACTGATGGATATTTTTCGAATGCTTTATCCAGCATTCTTTTTATCTGTCCAAGATTAGGACTCATAGATAAATCATATGAGATGATTTCGTTCGTATTCATATCTAACACCGGCGATATATAACACTTTCCCCATGAAAAATTAAACTGAGATACATCGGTGGTCCATTTTTGTAAAGGCGCAGTTGT